TTACCCGGCGCCTGCAAGTGTTGAACTCTCCGCACCTGAAACACGCCCCAAATTGTCCTGTTTAAGTTGCACGATTGTTTGCTTAAGTGCACCTATTTCCTCTGCCATCTCTCGGATAGTGGCATCTTTATCTGCTATAATTGCTAGTAATTTGTCTTCTATTCCCGTACTTTCTTTTTGTGGCAGGGTAGTTGTATTATTAAAAGTGGCAGTTTGTATGTTAATCATCTCTCCCCTACCAGTCAAAAGCCATTCTGAGGACAGATTTTCGCATTTTGCAAAAAGAAGATCGTAGTCAAGTGTGTCTCGCGACAGCCACGAGCTTATAGTTGAGGGAGCAACCCCTATTAACTTTGCAAAAACAGAAGGCTTTCCGTCACTGTAATGCTTTATAATAGCCTCTAATCTTTCTTTTTTATTCATTGTTTTATATTTTGCGAAATTATTTCGCAGATTGTTTTGCAATTTGCGAAAGATGATTTATATTTGCCACGTGTTCAAAGTGTGAACACCGCCCCAAAGCTACAAAAAAGGCTTGAGGTGACAATGAGAAATATAAAAAGAAGAAAAATAGAAGGTTATGAAACGGTATTATTTTGAATTGACAGATCGGAGTTATAATGACCTGGGGGCTTTTATTCCGGATGGGTACAGCAAGGAAGTGGCTGTCAGGCAAGCAAAGAGGTGGATGGCAGAAAACAGTATAGTATTAGCCACCCTTATCGTGAATAGCCTAAGAACATCTAACGTGTTGGATGTAATTAATATTGATATACTTAAAACGAAGATATAATGGAAGCAAAATTTAAAAAGGGACAAAGTGTGAGAATCACCAAGAGGAACGGTGAAGTCATTGATGGTGTAATCCGCGATTGGGACTATAACATTTGTACTTTCGGTCGTGAATATAATGTCGATTATATGAAAGATGGCCAGGTTTGGACTGTGATATGTGTTCCGGAGGATGCCATACAAGAACTCCGATAGATTTCCGGGGCAGTTAGTTCAGTTGGTAGAACACGCCAAACTCCCGCAAGGGAGAGGCCATGGTCCGTGGTTCGAGTCCGCGACTGCCCGCTACAATAATTTAACTTATCAGCGAATTATGAAAGAACGAATAGTGGTAGAATACAGAGAGGTGGGTAAAATAGCCGGTTTGCTGGGTTGTTCCCGGGAAATGGTCTCCCACTCCCTTGCATTCCGCAAGAACAGCAAGTTGGCCCGTTCCATCCGCAAGCTCGCCATCGAGCGCGGTGGAACCAAGGTAGGTGGTAACCCTGAAAAGAAGGAAAGCGATGAAAAGTGAGTTGATGGCATTGTTCGGTGACCAGCTGCGCTGGTTTATACACTTGAACTGGAAGCAGCGCCTTTGTGTACTTTACTTCTGTCTGAATTTCTGTCTGATATTTTCTGTGAGTGAAGACAATTTGCTTTGGGCGCTTTTTGTTGTACTGAACTTTGGGGCTTCAGTACGGCTGTTGAAGAGGCATGTCCCTTTGAATGATTTGGAGGACTGATAACAGAACGGAAAATGGAATACTATAATAATATACTGTGTGTAACCTGTGAAGAGCTTACTTCAGGAGATAATCCGGTGATGAAGTATATAACTTTATACCAAAATGTCCGTCGCGGTAACATCGAAAGTATCAACCGTGGCGGTGGCGAGGGCAATGTAGCCCTGTATTCCTATTCTTCCCTTCCCGAGAAATACAAGAAACGTTGGGTTGAGCGTCATGGCGAGCCCGAGAAACAGATGCGAGAAGAAATGATTCGTAACATAGTGAAGAAAGACGAGAAGGCCGAGAGCTTTTTTGAGGAGTACCGCTACGACAAGAACGGTGAGATGGTCGCTCTTCCCATGGATGTGAAGAAGGAATACACTTGGAATGCCTCGGTACTGAACGCGCTGATGGAAGAGTTCAAACGCTTGAGTTCATCCAATAACAAGCTGACCGGTTTCCGCCGTAACCTTTGGGAACTTCTGCTTGTCACGAGTGAGGAATGGCGTCCGGTGTACGGGCATAGTCTTCCGGGCAGTGTAGGCCGGTTGAAAGCACTTATAAACAAGTTCCGTCCCGACAACTACGGTGTGCTTGTGAGCGGTAAATACGGCAACAGCAATACGCTGAAGATCGAGGAGGACGGCGGGCGTTACCTTGTTGCATTGAAACGTAGCCGCGTTCCGGTTTATACGGATATGGAGATTTTTGAGGAGTATAACCGTGTCGCTCTGGAACGTGGCTGGAAGCCCCTGAAGAGCCCCCGTAGCCTCCGCGAATGGTTCAACAGTCCGCGTGTCGAACCTCTGTGGTACGATGCCGTTTATGGGGAAATGAAGGCACACCAGCGTTATGACCGTAAACACCGGACAATCCTTCCGAGCCGTCGTGACAGCCTCTGGTATGGTGACGGTACGAAGTTGAACCTCTACTATCGTGATGAGAACGGAAATAAGTGCACTACAAGCGTGTACGAGGTGGTGGATGCCTATAGTGAAGTTCTGCTCGGTTATTACATTAGCGACAATGAGGACTATATCGCCCAGTACCATGCTTTCCGCATGGCTATCCAAACGAGCCGGCACAAACCTTACGAGATCGTGTGCGACAACCAGGGCGGTCATAAGAAAAACGCGGCGTTGGGCCTTTTCTCGAAGATCAGCCGTATCCACCGCCCGACAGCCCCGTATAACGGCGAGTCCAAAACGATTGAGAACATTTTCTACCGCTTCCAGAGCCAGGTGTTGAAAAAACGTTTCAGTTTCACCGGGCAGAATATTACGGCAAAGAGAGAGACAAGCCGTCCGAACCTGGAATTCATCAACGCGAACATCGGCTCCCTTCCCACACTGGAGGAGCTGAAGGAGCAGTATGCCGCTTCCCGTGAGCAGTGGAACTCAATGAAGCATCCGGTCACCGGCATCTCCCGTATGGAAATGTACAATACCAGCGTGAACGAGGCTACTGATACGGTAAGTGTGCCGGATATGGTGGAAATGTTCTGGTACACAACCGAAAAACCGTCTCTGTTCACCGCCAGCGGTATCGAGATCACGGTACGGGGAAAGAAATACCCCTACGAGGTTTTCTCCGCTCCCGGTGAGCCTGATCTGGAATGGCGCCGGCGTAACACCTACAAGAAGTTCTATGTCCAGTACGATCCTTATGACATGAGCAGCGTGCGCCTGCTGTACAAGGATAAGGGCGGAGCAATGCGTTTCGAGTGTGTGGCTTCGTTCCCGCTGATGATCCACCGTGCCCAGCAGGAGCAGACGGAAGACGAGAAACGTTTCATCCGCACCCAGCAGGAGGCCGTCATCAATGAGCGTATAAACCGTCAGGTCGTCGCCAAGGATATCGAGTATGAGCATGGTGTCGCACCGGAACAGAACGGTTTGCGTACTCCTGACCTGAAAGGGCTCGGCAAGGAAGCGCAACGCCAGATTGACCGCCGCACAAGAAAATACAGTCAGCCGCCCCGTCCTTCCATAGGTCGTGACATGAAAGTCATCAGCAACGTGACATGGGACAGTTTTGAGAAGAAGGAAGTGAGCATCCGTAAGGTGGTCGGAAAATTATAAGGAACAGATTTATAACAAGATAAAAATTATTGATTATGGAAATTACAATGAAAGAGAAAGACGCCATCAGCGAGAGCCTCCGGGCTTACGTGGCGAAGTATCCGAGCCAGACGAAAGCCGCGGGTAGTCTGAAGGGAGTCAGTGTGGGTACTGTGAGCAATATCCTGAACGGCCGTTATGAGAATATCAGCGACGAGATGTTCCGTAATGTCGCTTCGCAGGTCGGTGGTGTAAGCGCTACCGGCTGGCAGATTGTGGAGACCGGTGCTTACCAGGAGATCACGGCTGTGCTTTCCGATGCGCAGCGTTGGCGTAACGTCACATGGGTGACCGGTGAGGCCGGTTGTGGTAAGAGTACCACCGCCCGTGTTTACCTTCAGGAGCATAAGGAGGTTTTCTATATCCTCTGCTCCGAGGACATGAAGAAAGGTGACTTCGTTCGTGAGATTGCCCGCACGGTCGGAATCCGGACTGAAGGGTATAATATCCGTGAGGTATGGGGACTTATTTTGGATGACATCATCCAGATGGACGCACCCCTGCTGGTGTTCGATGAGGCGGACAAGCTGACCGAACCGGTGTTCCACTACTTTATCAGCCTGTACAACAAGCTGGAGGAGAAATGCGGTGTTGTGTTCTTGAGTACTGATTATATTGCCAAACGCATCAGTAACGGCCTGCGCTACCAGAAGCCTGGTTACAAGGAGTTCTACAGCCGTATAGGTCGGAAGTTCTATGAACTGGAACCCACGGATGTGAATGACGTGTTCGCGATCTGTTCCGCCAATGGGGTGACCGACAAGAGGGATATCGACAATGTGATAAAGGAGGCTTCGACATGTGACTTTGATTTGCGCCGTGTGAGGAAGTCCATTCACAAGGTAAAACGCATGACGGGGGAATGATTCCCGTTCAAATACCGTTCAAACGTAATTTAAAGGATATGGAAAACAAATTTGAATACCTGAGAATAGACGGCCGTAACCAGCTCCCCGCTCCCTGGAGTGATTATCCCGTTCTGACGGAATACGAAACGGTGACCGTTTACCGTAATGGACGCGACTATCTGGATGCCCTTGTGGGGCAGCAGGACGGCTGGTGGACCTCCGGCGTTCACATGGAGGTGGACGGTTCCGGCGGCGGTTTCAACCCGGGGCGCAAATGGGGACAGTTTGCCACCCGTGAGAATGCCCTTCTGTGGGCACTCGGCAGGATGCTCTGCCATGAGAAGCTGCGGGGTGCTGCACGGCAGGCCGTGCTTGACCGAATTGACAATATCCGACAACTAAGACTGTTCTGACTATGGAAGAAGAGAAAAAGGATAATAAAAAGGCCGGCATGAAGCGTGCCTTGAATGTCAGGGACATCTTGAACAAGAAGTATGACGTGTTCCCTTTCGAGGGGAAATGGAAGGACGCCTTCGACACTCCGGAAGTCCGGGGCTGCTGGTTCGTGTGGGGTAATAGCGGCAACGGAAAGACCTCCTTTGTGATGCAGCTCTGCAAGGAACTTTGCAAGTATGACCGTGTGGCGTTCAACTCCCTGGAGGAAGGAACTTCTTTGACAGTCCAGAATAACCTGCGGCGCTTTGGTATGGCCGAGGTAAGCCGCCATTTGGCGTTCATCAAGGAGGACATCCCCACCTTGAAGATCAGGCTCCGGCGTCATAAAAGTTTCAACATCGTGATTATTGACAGCTTCCAATACACACAGATGACGTATCGTGACTATATCCAGCTGAAGGAGGAGTTTCCGGACAAGTTGTTTGTTTTCATCAGCCATGCCCGCGGCAAAAATCCTAAAGGTGATGCGGCCACGAGTGTGATGTATGATGCAGATCTGAAGATATGGGTGGAGGGCTATGTCGCCTTCAGTAAGGGACGTTATCAGGGGTCCACAGGTGAATACACAATCTGGGAGAAGGGCGCCTATGACTATTGGAATGTGGCGGGGCCGAAACAGAAAGGGGGCCAGGCATGAGCAGGATAAAGAAACAGCTGGAGATCTGTCCTCCTGCCTATATGTGTAAAGGGACTAACCGCGAGAACTTCGTCAGTACCGGTCACAAGTGTGGTTACTGCAAGGGTAACGGCTGGTTCTGGGGAACGGAGGAAGGCAGCCGCGAGGATGTGCGGAAACCTTGTCCGGTCTGTGAAGGCAGCGGTGAACTGGATGCGGTTATAACAGTGGATTGGAAACCAACAAATAAATAATCATCATGGGAAAGAAGAAAACAATAGAGAACTGTGTGGGTACAGTTACTGTTTCCACCAGGATCCAGAACGGTGCCGTAACGACCACTTACCAGTTCAAGGCCGGTTTTGCCGCTCATGGCTGGACTGATAAAAGGGCTAAGGACGTTGTCCGGCAAATGAAGTCCGGTGTGAAAAATATGATTTTCGCGGATAAAGAACATTTCGGTATCACTGATACGTCCAAAGTGACATTTTACAGTGGTGTCAAGGTTCTTGAATGTGATTATATTCTTGAGAAGTAACATATAATTAATTAACAATTAAAAATTACAGAAATGATTACAGAAAAACAGAAAGAGGCAGTAATGGAACTCTGCCGGTATGTGGAGAACTTTTGTAAGGAGAACGATCTTAGCGCTTTTATGAGCGTTGCGGCCAGTGAGGATCATCCGGACGGGCTTGAGCAGGTTGCGGGTTCAATCGTGACCGGCAAGGGTGACCATGTTGTGGGTTCCATATCTGGAACCGTCAAAACTGACAAACGTGTCTGCATGTTGCTGTCCATGGCGCTGATGCAGGCCCAGGTGAGAAAGGCGGATATCAATGTTATCCCGTTTTGGCGGGAAAATTTGAATTGATGAATGTAGCATAAACAGCCATGAGTGAGAATAACAACAAACAGAAACGTAAACGTGTTTGTCCGCATTGCGGCCGCAAGTTGTGGATGCGTGAATTTTATCCGCTGAAGAACGGAGGCCGGAGTTCCTGGTGTCATGAATGTGTGCTGGAATACAAACGGGAGCGGTACCGTAAGACCCGGAAGGTTCCCGATGGTACTTTCATGCACCGGACCCAGGGGCGGATTGTGGAGCATAACGGCTACTCGACGCGTATATTCTGGAACGGCAATATGCTTTCCATCATGCGTCGCCACTATCACAATACCCTCAACCGGGAGCTGGCTGAAATGCTCGGTGTTTCCGAA